CTTACCAGTGCCTCTCCTGTTACTGTAACATTTCCGGTCGCTAACGTCAATGCATTTGCTGTAGGAGAAGCTGTAGCATCTGCTGTAACTGTAACCGTTCCAACGCCTAGTGTTAATGGGTTAGCTGTAACACTTATATTTGCTTGACCTGTAATACTTAAAGTACCAAGACCTAAAGTTAATGGATTAGGATCTGCAACTTGAGTAATAGCATCAGCAATGATACCTACACTTCCAATAGTAACAGTTAATTGATTACCTGTTACAACTACTGCAACATCTGAATCGGGTCCTGATGTAGCGAAAGGTAATGCTGATATTGCGTCAAATCCTAAACTCATAAATAATCCTTAAAAGGAGACAGTGAGGTATGTGGTGGAGTCACTGCCTCCATTTAAAGATTATATTACTTTTTAAACCAACTTGGAAGTCCTAAATGCGGTCTCCTATCATTTACATTTTTATCCGCATCTTTAGATTTTTGGTCGTTATAGTGTAGAAATACTTGAGCACAATTATCGCCTTGAAACTCTTCTCTCCAATGTTCTAGTTCCATACCTCTATAAACCAACATATCACCAGGTTTTAAATTAACTAAAATACCTTTGTTATTACTAGATACAGTTATTTTTTTACCATCAGGTATACCTACATTTTTCTTTGGTTCTAAATGTATTGGCCAAGGATCTCCACCTAAATTTAATGTTGTAGATATTTCACAGCTAAATCTATCTTTATGTCTGTGTAAAATATCACCAGGTTTATATATTCTAGCGTAAGAATAAGTAGGATATAATTTTAATCCCGTCTTCTTTTCCATAATAGGTAAAGTCCTCATTAATAAAGTCTCCATAGCTATGTCTGCATAATGAGAATATGTGTTCGGAACTTGTTTGTCTGACCACGTTCCCCACTCCTCTGTGAACTGAGAGATATATCTTTGATCAAATAAAGTCTTTGCAACGGTTCTTTTAAGTAAAAAATAATTATAAACAAATTCAGCTATCTCTTTTGGTACAGCTTCTTTAATTACAGCATATTTATTTTTTTTGAAGCTCATTTTTTTGACTCCTTTCTTTTGATATTGCTGTTTCAACAACTTTAATATTCCAGTGTATAAATCTAAAAGGTTCTAAACCTGGATCTACCGCATATTCATGTGGAACATATCCAGGAAAAATAATCATAGTTCCTGGTTGTGGTTTGTAATTAACCATGCTTGAACCCATTGATATTTGTTTATCATTTTTTAATGGTAACTTTGTCATTATTGAACCAGGTCTTGGATCATGAAATATAGGAAAAGATGTCTTTTCACTACATTTTAAAAAATAAAATCCAGATACATGTTGATTCCAATGTGTGTGAGTAGAATGATGTCCGCCACCTTTTTCACTAAATTCTTGAACCCAAAATTCTGTAAAGTGTAAACTATGATTTTGTAAATTAAAACCTGACCAATCTAAAAACTCATAAGATCTTTGACCTATGAATTGCACCAAATCTTTTATTTTAGGATCGTTTGAAAAACTTTCACTATGTTTAGATAAACCAAACGTACCTATATCTTTCTTCCACTTAGGTTCATTTTTTAATTTATCTTTTAAAAGTTTCTCAGCTTTCTTAATATATTTGTCTGTTACTTTAATTGTATTTTTTAAAAACATTGGTGCTTCTGCTACCCACAATGGTGTTTGAAAATAAAATGCAGATTTAAAATCTACATGTCCCTTTGGTTTATTACTTCCGCCTTGTATCATATTATCTAAAAGGATAACCTAGATTCCATATCACTAGACTATGCCTTACTCCTTTCGTTACTGGTTTAACTCTATGCCATACAAAGCTAGGAAACACAACCAAAGAGCCTTTTGGTAATATCTCAGTACACGCCCTAATGTTAGGTTTTTTATCAGGATCTTCATTCCTAAAATCAAACTCTAACTCTCCACCTTTGTATTCTTTTGGATCAGTTAAACTAACTGTTACAGATAGTTTTCTAATTTTACCTTTTGTTGGACCCTCTACTGCATAAGGTTTATCCCAACTATCACAATGCCAATCATAATATTGTCCTTTTTTGTAGATAGTAAACTGACAAGATTCTGACCAATCCCAATCAAAATTCCAACCTGCATTTTGATTTGCTTTATGAACATAAGGTTGTATCTCTTTATATATCCATTGATCACTCATCCAAACAATATTTGAGTCTCTTTTCTTTTGTAAATCTTTTATTTCATCTTTAGTAAGAGGTTCTTTATTTAAATCTCTATCTCTACCAAAACCTCCTGTGATAGCCATAATTTCTCTATTCTTTTCTGCTTTACCATATTGCACAATCATGTCACAAATTCTTGGAGGTATGACAGATTGAAAATACCAATAATAATTAGTTATATTCATATTATGTTAAACCATCCTGTTGCAATGTATTTATGTTCTGTTTTAGAAATTATCCCTGCATGTGGATGAGTAAAATCCGCAGGCCATAAAATAAGATCTCCCTTTATTGCCTTAGTAACAACTTTTTGATGAGGAAATATAGTTCCGCCCTCATCTTTTACAGTATTTAAATATAACATGTAAACAACTTGCCTATCTTCAACAGCTTTACTACCTCTTTCATAGTGTAAAACAGAATAACCAGAGCCTGGTTGATAATGTTGAATTTTATTAGTAACGTGAGTTTTAAGACCACCACGTATTTGATATTTTTTTGCATACTCTGTTACAGCGGCACCTAGAGACTTAAACAACTCTTTAATTGTTGGATCTTGAGAGTCATTATAAAATAAAGAATCATTAGTTTTTGGAATGTCTCTTCTTGCCATCGTATACTGTTTATTATTTTTGTAATATTTTATTAAATCATCACAAAGTGATTTTGATACTTTATATGTTTCAATAAAATTAGATATACTCATAATTAATTGTTAAAATTATATTTAAGCCGTTAGAAGTATTAGGTGAAAAAGAATATCTGTTAGTAGCTGGAAACATTATAAAGTTATTGTTTTTTATAGGCATGTGCCAAGTTCTATTTTTTCTTCTATTATCATCGTATTCAATGATACACTCTGAAGAACCCTCTTTGACATCAACACCATAAATTAGAGTATAGTCTGGTGCATGAAGTAAATCAACAGGATCAACTTGATATCTAGTCCACGATTTTTCTTTGGGATGCATAATATTACCGTGTAGATTTTTTGGTATTAAAGTATAACCATATTCTGCTCTCCAATGATCCCTTATATAATCTTGTAACCATTGTAAAGGTTGAGAAAAATTTACGACATAATCATCAAAAGCATAAGCTTGAGGATTAGTGTTAACTCTATTTTGTTTTACGTAAGATTCTATAATGTCGTTTCTTATTTGATCTCGATCAATTTCAAAACCTTTTGGCGTTTCAATCTCACCATAATACAAATCTATTTCAGATAATACTTTCTTGCGCATACCTATTCAGTATGTAATAAACCTCAATAATAATGTCAAGTAAATTATCTAGCGACTTTATCCCAAGCACCTGTAGATTCATTCCACTCATGTTTATGAGTAGCTTTTTCTTCTTCAGATAATGCTGGTGCATCACCTACTGGTGATTGCCATCTTGCTTCTGCCACATTTAAAGTCCAACTAGCAAAAGGTTTTTTAGGTAAAAACAGATCATTGTCCTCATCATAAATCATACCTATGCCTGCGTAATTACCTCTTAAAGGTGTTTTGCCATTTTTATGTTGTCCGCCGATTGTATTATAAGATGTTTTTTTCCAAAGAGGCCAGTTATGAATTCTTTCCAAAAACTGTCTTCCTACTTCTTCATCTTCAATACCATCCGCATTTTGACAATCTTTGTCAGCTACAACTTCAACCGACATGACTTTACTGTTTATTCCTAATTTTGCGTAATGTGCCATAATATTCTCCTTATATATTATTAGTTAATTTATTTCAACTATTGTTTCTTATACCTAATTATTACTATTCCAGACCCTCCTGCAGGCGCTGCTCCTGTTACAGAATTTGGAGCTCCTGCTCCTCCGCCTGTGTTAGCTGTTCCAGCAGTTCCATGACTATTTTGATCTGTTGGTCCTGGAGATCCAGCTGGACCACCACCACCTGCTCCTCCTGTTCCACCCGCACCTCCGGGTGCAGTTGGACCATACCAACCTCCTCCACCACCACCTGAATAAAATTTAACACCTGGTGTGGGACCTGGAGTTCCTGTTGCTGGATTAATTCCTGTACCTACACCAACTCCTCCATCTCCTCCTCCAATAGAAGGTGAAGCTGTTTGACCTCCAGCACCGGCACCACCACCTCCGCCACCTTGTTGATCTCCTGATGGACCTGCAGGACTTTGCCCTCCGGGTTGACCTTGTGGGGGAGATACTGGTGGAGTGTTACCAGTTCCTCCGGGTCTATTAAAACCTCCACCGCCGGCACCACCGCCTGATCCTCCC